GATTCTAAAAGCGTTACCACTACATGGCGGTAGAAAAGTTGTAGTACAAATGAAACGCCCTAATAATAATATTGTTATTGGAAATCAAGAAACAGAGCAATATATATATGCAATAAATGGACATGATGCTACAACATCATTAAAATTTGGCTTTATGAATAAAGTTATATTTTGTCAAAATCAATTTGCTTGGTTATCAGGCAATGCATTTTCTGGTTACAGACATACAAAGTCTATACAAGATAAAGTAAAAGAATTGCCCAAAATACTTAACTTTACAGATGAAGAAAATAAAATTGCAGACTTGCAAATGTTTAGTAATCAGTCCGCTACTCCATCTTTAGTAAATGATTTAGTTGATTATTTAGCAAATACAGATAAACTGCCTATATCTACTAGAAAAGCAAAAATGATTACAGAACTATCAAGATGTATTGATAATGAAATGACTAGAATATCTCATACTAAATGGGGTGTATTTAATGGTGTAACAAAATATACTACACACATGAAATCATCTCCCAGTAGAGAGTATGCTCAACAAGAATCTATACTAACAGGTGCTTGTGGAAAAATGAATGAAAAAGCTTTTAACTTTTTAAAAGCATACTAACAGAAACGAGGGGGCTAACGCCCCCTTTTTCTACTTATTAATAAATAGAAAATATATATGAAATTAATAGTATTAAATTTTTACAAAGACATTACTTATATCTATACAATAGATAAAAGAATAAACGATACAGAAGTAGATGATTTATTAAAAGAAATGGGGCATCGCCCTGAACATTGTCAATGGATGTTAACTAAAAATGAAATAATAATACAATGAATTATGATTATTGGAAATTATCTAACCCGACAGATGATGGATTTGGGTATGATATGGTATCTCCATGCTGCGGGTGCTCTTATGAAGAAAGCAGAATAACAGATTGCTGTCATGTTGAAGTAATAAATAAATATATTTACGAGCTAGACAGTATAGAAAGGTTTTGTGACGCTTGTAATGAAGTGCCAGAGTGTAGCGGTTATGTTTGTAACGAATGTGGAAACTGGTTTGAAGACCCAGAAGACAGCAGAGATCATGACGACAGAATGCGTGAAAAACATTTAGAAGATATAGCCGAAGCAGAAAGAAAATATGGAGAATAATTATATATTTGTTTGCTTAAATAAAAAATTATGGATAATTACGAAATAGAACAAACATTACTGGGTAAGCTTATAGTTGAGCCAGAATTAATAGATAAATACTCCCAGTTAATCCATGAGAATTTATTTGAACATGAATTTAATAAATCTACATATCATGCAATTATGGATTTAAAAAGCAAGAACAGGACTGTAGATATACTAACCGTGTCAAAGTTAATAAAAGGAGAAAATGTAGTTAGAAATTTAGCAGAAATGACTGAAAAAGCTTTTGATTTTATGGAGGTTTTAACTTGTATTGGGTTTTTAACAGAAGAATTTCAAAAAAGAACGCTTACAGGTATAGTTCATAATGTTCATAATCAATTAAGTAATAGAGATGAATTAGAGATTATAGTTGGAAATTTAACTTCAGAAATGTCTAAACTTCAAATAGGAAAGCCAGAGGTATTAGGAGATATTAATATTCAAATAAAAAATTTCCTTGATGATATAGAAAAAAGAATGAATACTGATGGTCTACTAGGCATTGCTTCTGGCTTTCAGGCTATAGATAAATTTACAGGAGGGTGGCAAGAAACAGACCTTATAATAGTAGGCGGTGCTTCATCTATGGGTAAAACTAGTTTTGCACTAGCGTTAGCTTATAATGCAGCAAAATATACCCAAACACCAACTGTTATATTTTCTTATGAAATGAGCGCCCTACAATTAATCAGAAGGCTTGCATCTATGGAGTCTGAAATAAGTAATAGATATATAACCAATGGAACATTAAATAATGATGAATTATCTAAAATACACCAAGCTATAAGTAATATAGAAAAAATACCATTACATATAGACGAGGGAAATATAACATCTTTAGGTTATTTGGTACATAGAATAAAAGAATATGTAAAAAATAAAAACGTAAAACTTGTTATGATAGATTATTTGCAATTAGTTAGCTCTAAGAATAAATCTGGAAGCAGAGAACAAGAAGTAAGTAAAGTAGCTAGAACATTAAAAAATTTAGCTAAAGAGCTGAATATTACAGTTATAGCTCTAAGCCAATTAAATAGAGGCGTAGGGATGCGTAATAATAGTAAGCCAACATTATCAGATCTCAGAGAGTCAGGCGAAATAGAACAGGCAGCAGATGTAGTTATGCTTATATATAGACCTGAATATTACGGCATAGAATTTAATGATGATGGAAAAGAAAGCAAGGGAACTGCTAACATTATATTTGCTAAAGGAAGAAATATAGGTGTTGGTGAAGTTACATTAAGCTTTAAAAGTGAAATAACAAAATTTATAGATTATGAAAAAATTTAGTTTAATAGGTAAATATCCTATTATATCAACTGTACTAATTGCTAGCATAGTTTTTGTTGTAGGACCAATTATGTTTGCATTAATTATTGCAGGAATTATAGTATTGCCAATGTATTTAGCTGTTCAAATACTTGGTGACACAGAATAATATCGTATATTTGCCTCTATATGGACAAGAATAAAAGAGGTAAATCCAAAGTAAAATCTATTATAAATGAGATTGCTTACGATTTAGGAATTGACAAAAAACTTGTTAGACAAGTGCTTCTTTTAACATTTAAAGAATTAGCTGTTACTTTATTGTTAAGGGGTAGGCCTGTTATGATAAGAAGATTTGTAAAATTTGTAATAGCTGCAACGAGAGTTAAAAATCTAGCAGCAAAAAATAAACAAGAAAAACAAAAACAAGAATCAGAATGAATTTAAACGATTTAAAAAAAGAATTACCATACAAGTGGCGCGTACAGTCCACTAAGTTTGGAAAAACAACCTGTGTAGCGTATATAGACGCTAGAGATTGCATGGACGTGCTTGATGAAATATGTGGTCCAGAAAACTGGCAAAGCATATTTTATGATGCAAATGGATTATTATTTTGCAAAGTAGGTATATGGAATCAAAAACAAAACGAATGGGTGTGGAAATCAGATACGGGATCAGAATCAAAAGTAGAAAAAGATAAAGGTCACGTATCAGACGCGTTTAAACGTGCTTGTGTAGAATGGGGTATAGGTAGATTCTTATATAGATTGCCAATACAAACGCTACAAACTAAGCAATGGAAAGGTAAAGATTATCCTTATGCACCAGAAAAAGATAAGATTATATTTGATGGAGATACATTAACTAAATATATTAATTGGAAAATCAAAAACAATAAATAATGGAAACGTATACACCCAAAAACACTATAAATACTTCAAAGCAAATTATGGAATATGAAAATTTAAAAAATGAAATAATACGCCTTAGAGAAAATAATGTTGATTTAAAATTAAGATTACTTGAATCAACAGAAAAATTAAATAGAATAAGTAAAATAATAGAAAAAACAAGAATAAATGGCACTACCTTTTAATTTAAACACAACAACAACAACGAGAGCTAAAGGCGAAAAAGTAGAATTTATAACACCTGGAGCTCATGAATGTAAAATTACAGCTTTAACTACTTCTGACAATTTAGAAAACTATAACGGATCACCTTTTATACAATATGCCGTATCAAGTAATGGCAAGGTGGGTAGATGTAGGTTTTGGGTAGTTAAAGAAACAGATAAACCTTCTACAAGAGAATGGAAAACTAAACAAATCAAAGACTTTTTAATTAATGCTGGAGTAAAAGACTTTAGCGATGATAGCAAGGCTATGAATGACGCTATCGGTAAATCTTTAATGGTAACATTTATATCAGAAGAATATATAAGTATTAATAAAGAGAATGAAGAGCCTGTTATAAGAACAACAACTAGATATAGATGGTCTTCTAAATCAGGAGCAAAATGTACATATAATCAAGATATGAACAAAACTCTAAATGATGAAGAAATGTCTGAGTTTAGCCAAAAACATGCTGCATGGAGTAAAGCTAATAACTCTATGGCTGCCACTTCTAACGATGAAGACATGCCGTTCTAAATATATGTAAATGAGAGAGATAACAGATCCCTAGGATCAGGTAAGTGTCCCGATGTACAGGGTTAAGCTTTTAAGATTTAAGTGCGCCAAATTCCAAGGGTGAAACTCTCAAATTTATTATTATCTTTGCAATATGGCAGAGATTTTTATAGCAGGAAATGTCCCCTCTAGTAAGAATGGAAAACGATGGACAGGAAAGTATTTGATTCACTCTAAAACAGTGATGAATTACATAAAAAACACAAAACAAGACTGGATTAAAAACAAAGAAAAATTTGAAGAACTAATTAAAAACAAGGAAATGCCATACAAAATAGAATTTACATTTGTACGAAATAGTAGAAGAAAGTTTGATTACATAAATCCTTGTCAAACAGTTCAAGATTTAATGGTTACATACGATTACATAGAAGATGATAATTGCGATTGTGTTATACCTAGCTTTGGAGAATATGAATACGACAAAAATAATTCAGGGGTAAAAATAAAAATATTATGACAAATTATAAACCTTTAGAAGATTTCTTTGAAGATTATTGTGTAAAAGTTAATATAACATTAACACAATTATTTCATAAATCTAGAAGAAGAGAACTTGTAGAGCATAGAATGACGCTAGCCTATATTTTGAGAAAATCATTAGGAATGACTTATCAGGAAATAGGAAGAGCTTTAAAAAAGAATCACGCCACTATAATTAATTTAGTTAAAAATATGGAAAACTTTATATCGGTTTATCCTGATATTAAAGATCTATATGGTATAGCGGAAGAAACTCTATTAGATCATAAAAAATACTTAATAGAATTTTATAACTCTCCTATAACAACACAATTAGAAAGAGAAAAAAAGCTAGTTGAAATTCTATTAGAAAACAATTATAAATTAAAATCAAAAATTAAACAATTAAAATCAGAATTAGATGGCATTAAAAACTAAAAAAGAAAAGATTAAGATTATGGGTAAAAGCTATAAAGTAGAAAAACCTATATCGGACACCATGAAGGCAATGTCAGAGGCTTTAAGATCACATGAAGTGGCTTTATTAACTTGGGTACATAAAGACTATACTTCTAAAGATAAATTTACTAAAGAAGATGTAAAAGGATTTAGGGACAGTTTACATGATTATTGTTTACAGATACCAGAATCACAAAACATTCTAAAAAGAATGGAAGAATTAGATAAACAATTAGAAGAGGATATTCAAAACAAACAAGAAAACGAGAAAAATCAAAACAAACAAGAGAAAGATACGGGAGCAAAAGAATAATTTACTACTTTTGTAGAACTTTCTTGTCCATGTTCGCATGGTTTTTGTTTTGATTGCATTGGGGCCCTCCTTCGGGAGGGTCTTAATGTCTCTAAAATCAAACAGATGAAATTAATAGAAAATCACAATCTTACACATGACAGCTACTATCAAGATACAGAGTATGTATCTAACAGTATGCTGAATAATCTTACTGGTAAATCGCCAGAATACTTTAAATTTATGATGGACAACCCTCAGCCATCTTCTCCAGCTATGAAATTTGGATCGGCATTACATATGAATGTTTTGCAGCCAGAAGAATTTAATAATAATTATGCTATAGCGCCTAAGTTTGACAAACGAACTAAACAAGGTAAAGCAGATTACGCAGAATTTATCAACTCTAATATGTTAAAAACTGTTATCTCAGAACAAGACTATCATCTTATAAATCAGATGACTGAGAAAATAATGAGAGATAATGATGCTAAAGCATTGCTTACTAACGGCCTTAAAGAGCATATTATAGCTTGGGAAAATGACTTTTGGAATGTAAAATGTAGAGGTATGCTAGATGTTTATAATAAAGAC